CAGGCGACGCTCAAAGTCATTCACCATAGACGATGATGTCTGTATCTTGTCAGGGTCTAAGCCGTGTGTGTTAATCAAGTCTTCCGCTGTAGCGTCTACAACGTACTCATACTTCCACTTGTCACCGCCAACTAAGTAGCGACGCTTGTAGGCAACAGCGTACAGAGGCTCAATGCCTGTTGTAGTGCCTGCTAGGATGCCTATAGTGCCTGTAGGAGCGATTGCGCGATAGGCTACAGGGCGTGATATACCCTGAGCGTCACAGAGGGCGTTAGCGGCTTTCTCAGACTCCTCACGATACACTTCTAGCCAACGATGCAGCTCTTCAGTGACTTCGTAGTCGCTGCCACGCTTTAGCAAGAACTCGTGCATCCCCATCAAGCCCAGACCAAGTCTCCTGTTCTTGTTTCTGACAGCGTACACTTTCTTTGTGGGTAGTTCTGCAGTGAGTGTCCCTGCGACGAGGAACATTGAGGCAGCTCGAACGATCGTCCTGAACTCAGCGATGTCATCAATAGCACCGATGTTAATACTACCAAGGTTACAAACATCACTGTCGTCAGCACTGGTGACTTCTGTACAGGCATTCCTAAGAGTTTCATTTTCCTTGTCTCCGAAGTTAAAAGAAAATCCTGGCTCTCCAGTCATCAACGCTTGTCTGCAATTCTGCACAAACGTCTCAGGCAAGAAGCCGTTGTTGATTGCGTCTAAGAACTTGTCATCATAGTTAAGGCTGATGTTGGTCATGTCTAGAGGCGCAGGGAAGTTAAAGTTGTTCTGCTTAGCATCGAACACTGTAACGCCGTCAGCGATAGGCAGTGCGTGCCAGTCCTTAGCTGTCAAGAACTTCTCAGCATCGCCGTGTCGCCAGTTGAGAGAGGCGTAGATAGCACTACGACGACTGCCGCCTTGCATCACGTTTCTGCCTATTTCGTTTATGCTGTTCATTAGTGGCAATGGTCCTGACGCTTGACCGCCTGTCCTGCCCAGTGGTGAGCCGCTTGGACGAAAGACGCTGTAGTCTATGCCAATGCCGCCGCCGCTCATGAGACAATCGCTTGCTCGTTGTACTAGCTTTCCCCATTCCTCTCGTGTGTCCTCTTCGCCTTTGAGTAGGTAACAGTTGTTATAGAACTTCGCCTGTCGTCCTGCGTAGTAAATATAACGACCACCTGCCATGAACTTAAACTCTTTCATAGCCTTATTAAGAACGTCCATGTCCTCCTTCTCAAGTATCCCTGTACACACGTCGTTGACAATGTCGTCTACTTTCTCGCCCCACGTCTGTGTAGGCGTGAGTGCGTACTTGTTACGGAAGATTGACTCACCAAAACTGTTTCTAAATTCGCTCATGCTACTTTCCTATCAGAATCTTTAATGAAGACACCTGCGCCGTTTAGGTAACCCTTACGGTCTTTGATGTCGTTGTATGCGACTTCTAGGCACTTTGCCAGAGTTGTGTCGCTCATGACGGCTAAGTTGTTCAACACTACGATGCAGTCGCCTATGTCGTCTTGTATGTCACGCTGCTTTGCCACGTTGTCAGCTAACTCACCTATCTCACTAACGAGCTTTAGTGCCTGTGTCTGCAGTGTACCGTTGACAAAGATGCCTCTGTCGCTGCTCCATTGAGTACACAGGTCTATTAACTTATTAATCTTTACCATTGCATTGCTCCTCTATCAGCCTGTCCAAGTACCAACGTGCTTTGCGTAGGTCTTCTATGCCGTTCTTTTCTTGCCACCTATGCGTGTACTTGATGACGTTGCCGTTGAGATAGCCTAGAAAGGCGTCAGCAGGTAGTCGTTCTTTAATGTACTCTATACACTCTATGCCACTGCCTTTGTAGTGACTAGGGTTTATAGCGTCGTAGGTAGACAGTCTAGCCACAACACGTTCTTCAGCTTTGATAGCCTCACCAACGCGTCTAGCCTCTGCCCTACGTTTCTTGTTTACAGCGTCCCACTCCTCAGCAGGCGACCTGTCAAGAAAGCTCATCTGTATCTCCTCCCAGACCTTCAATGATCTGCTCTAGTTTATCTTCTATTTTATCCTCAAAGCGGTCTACTAGCTCTGTGGAGTTAATCTCTAGTATCTCTAGCACCAAGACTTCGTCGAGCATACTAAGCTGATACTTAACCTCAGTGAATGTTAGACTCATTCTGCTTTCTCCCCAAACTTCTTACGCAGATAAGACATACTAATAGGCAGCTCGTCAAAGCTACCGTTGTTGACTTCATTGAATATCCAAATACCACGCCATGACTGGTTAGTCTGTGGCGATAGATAGTCTTGGTCTTCTTGGTAGAAGATGCCTGCGAACAGTCCAGTCACTGAAACACCGTCAGCTCTGCGAGCGTAGGCGATGTCTCTGTCTTGTACGTGTCCCATGACACAGCTTACCATCTTCTTAGTCAACATTAGCTTAGCAGACGATACAGGTCTGCCCATAACACCCGAAGTGAAGTAGTGTGAGTAGGCGATGCCGTCGATCATCTTAACTTCTAAGAATGGCACTACTTCCCAACCCATCTTCTTAAGACCTAAGTCTTCAAAGGACATCAGACCCTCAAGCTCAGGACTGTCGTTAACAGCTCTAGTAATCCTGTTCTCGTGGTTGCCTAACAAGAACACTAGCTTAGGCTTCCACACCTTATGCTTGTTAGTGCGTTGGCGTGCCTGTTCTTCTTTGATAGGTGCTAGAAAAGCCTCCATAGCCACCTTACCTGCAGCTACGTCAGCTTGATAACGTCGACCCTCAAAAGACTTCTTGCCCTTGTCGTAACTAGACAGGCTAGGGAAGTCCCAGTGGTCACCTAAGTGGATTATAACATCAGGCTTTAACGACACAGCGTACTGCCCTGCCCACGTGAGATGCTCAATGTTAGAGTCTGGCTTGACCTGTGTGTCAGGTATGACGAAGTGTCTCATGCTTTCTTCCTCGCTTTACGTTCCGCGTTTGTCTTGCTTTGATGACACTCTAAGCACAACACCTGCATTCCGTCAGCCTCACAGAAGAGACGCTTAACGAACCCTGCAAGGTCTTTGTAGCTGCTTAGTTTGCCTGCAGGCTCTATATGGTCTACCTGTATTTCTTTGTTGGTAAACCACCCAGAACACTCTGCACACTGGTACTCATACTTGTGTCTAAAGCCTGTCACTGTTCTCTCTGCCTCTTTCTTAACTTGAAATTTAACAGGATAACGTGAGTAGGCTTGACGCAGCGCTGAGCGTATAAACTGCCAGTAGCGTGCTTCAGTCCAAGTGTTACCTGCTCTAGTGCGTGGAACTAGTTGTTTGCCCATAGAACCTGTCCTCCTTAGACCTTTCTCGTGGAGGCATCCACATCTGACCTGCTCGACGACGCAGCCATAATAGCCTAGCGTTCTCTAACGCCCTGTCGTAGCCTAGTTGGTCTTCACAGATGTCCCACATATCAGTTTCTTTACGACAGCCTCTTATCAAGTCGTCTGCACCTCCTGCGCCTATACCGTCAACACCGATGATGTTGTCGATAGCGTCGCCTGTCAGTATCTGCTTATAAAAGCTCTTCATTCCTTGTTCAGTGCTGACAAAGTATTCTTCTCGCTTGACGAAGTTGTAATGCAGTCCTTCGACTTGGTCAAAGTCTTTGTCAATACTAACCATGATGGGATGATCGTTAAGATAAGCAGTAGAAGCTGCTGTAGCTATAGCGTCATCAGCCTCTTCACCTTCAACAACTACAGCGTCCCACATATCAACAGCGTAGTCACGCAAAACAGAAAGCAGGATGGGCTTGTCTTTTGTCTTCCTATTGCCTTTGTAAGGCGCTGTCACAGCAATTTCGTTGCGGAAGTTGCCCTTGCCAGTTAGGTAAAAGATGTAGTTGTGGTCAGGATAGGCTACTAAAGTGTCAGCGATTTGAGAGTCTAACGCTCGTCTAGCTTGTGCTAGTGCAGTGCTATAGTTGGCTTGCGCGTCAGTCTCGCACGCACAAGCCACTCGATAGCAATATATGTCGCCATCGATCAGAAGCATTACAGAGCTGCTTCTAGATCAAAGTCAACACCGCCGCCTTCTTCTGTGTACTCATTCAAGTCTGTGATGACTAGCTTGAGACAGCTTGGCGAACGTCCCTGCTGACCTGCAGGTGACTTCCAATCATAGTGTCCAACAACTGCAGCTGCTGTAGAGCCGTTACCGACTAGACAGCCAATCTCGTCACCGCTTGTGTTGTAAGCTCGGATGGGATTGCTAGACTTGATGGTGATGAAGTTTTCTTTGTCGTCACCTTTGTTACGT